AATCTATCTATAGATTGCTATGTAGCTCCTCCGTCCTTTACTTTGTTTCTTTGATTAATTAATTCTTCTGTTGCTTTATCTACTAAGCTGTTACCGTCCTTATCCATGAACTTAGGGTTACCGTTTTCATCATCACCCTCCATGTTCCAGTATGCTGGAGCAAAGAATCCGCATTTAGTATTTTCAGCACCATCGTCCCATATGTTTGGGAAGCTTAGTATGTTAAAAGCGTCTGGATGATAGAACATATTCTTTAGTCCATCAAAAGCACCACCTTCGGTACCACCAGTACCGAATGCTATAAGTAGACCGAATGCGTGTCCATCGTCCGTTTCTACAGCAGGCTGTTCAACTCGCCATGCTGTTTCCAGATTAGGGAATTTACCTCCCTCCTCGAATAGTACTAGTTTACCACGAGTACCACGAAGACGTTCTGGGTCGTTTTTTAGTGTAATACCTGTAATAGCGGACAGGTAACCTTGTTCGGTTTCTTTACCGAGTTCGTCTTTTACTTTGAATCCAGAGACTCTCTCCATTCTCGTACTTGTGAGACGTTGCTTCGACCAATCTGTGTTCTTGTCAATAAAGTCCATGATTTGCCAAGCTTTGGTGAGAATACCATCTCCCACAAGGAATTTTTGCTCACTTGCGACGGCAAAGTTTTTACTTCCTGGGATGAGCTCGTAGTTTCTGACTAGCATGCTGGCGCCTTTGAACGAATAGCCTCTTTGTCTACACTTAAGAACCGCCATATGCTTTCCTTCATTTTCAGCCTGTTCTATTGCATTGAAGTAATAATAATCACTGTCCCAGAATCTTGGGAAGCCGAATATACGCTCTCTACGTTTACGTTTATTTCCGTACCTATCCGTGTATTCAACTTCCTCAAGTTTCATTATAGGACAATAGTTTAAGTAAAAATAATGGTAGCCTGTAATAGAATCTCCATCCTCAGCAACATAGCCGTTGAGACATCTATCAGTCTCCCTATCCCAGAACGTATTATAATCTGTAGTTCCTCTGGGTGCAAGTGTATAGGCTCCATGTTCCTAGAAGAACAGAGCACTCTATCTGAATTTATTAGAATTATATATTTTCTTATTAAAGTCTACCATTGTTTGTGTTATTGTATATTATTGTATACAGACTTGTTTATCAACAATGACAATGTTCTACTACCGTTTGCATGAAGTTTATGTATCGTAATACACATTACAGGATCCACTAATGTTTCTCCGTCAGATTGCACATCTAGGCATATGCTGCCGCATCCCTGCTACCCATCGGATACAATTTGGTAATCCATTATATCTTGTGTATTTTCTGTTAACATATAATCGGTAAGCATGTCATCGTCATATGTTGTGTTAAGCCAATGATATACATAAGAGATTTTTGTATATGTCGAAACATCAGTATTTCTATTTCCAAATGTATAGAAACCTTCTGTTGTATTGCTGTATGTAGCGCGTTCTGAGTTAGAAATATAACCGTCGTGATAAAAATTGTTAAACTCTGATTCCTCCGGATATGTTGTAAAATATTTATACGCGTGTGTTCCGCTTGCACCAGAAATAATCCTTTTTATCTTTGCTAGTTCCGGTTCAGTAATGTCTCCAATTAAATCATTGTATAACACCCAATTATCAATTCCTGTAGGATCATTTGTGTCTTCGACAATGGTAAAATCTCCAGTGTCTTCCCATCTGCGTACATGTTCTACAGTAGTCTACATTTTATTCATATTAGACCAATCTACATTATAATAACTTCCGTCTGGTCCCAACAGTCTCAGTTGTAGATAACCGTTTTCGTCTATATAAAAACCCCCAACATCTACGCCTTGCTGGTTATAAAATATAAGTCCGTTCTTATCTGATGCAGTAGTTATAATATGTAGTCCAGTATCTTTACCAACCTATACAGAATCTAAAGCTTTGAGTTTATTTGCTATAGTTTGACCATCGAGCTAAATCTTATCGGCCTGTATCACTACATTGCTGCTAGAATTATTAACCGCGTCGACTATTATTTTTGCAGATTGTTCTCCGCTCTATGAGAACATTGTTGTAACAGCTCCGTCAAAGTCTGCTTTTGTATATACACCACCAGTAGCTTCTCCAAACATAGCAGATAATCCTGCACTGATACTAGTAATTTTATCGTCTACAGTCTTTATTTTACTGTATACGCTAGCAGTAGGATTTCCTTCTACATCATCTCCGCCGCCGGCTGAAAACATTTGTGATACGCTTTCGTATTTACTAGAACTAGTTTTAAATCCAGAAGCCAACCATTTTAGAACATTACGATCTTCGTCTGCAAAAATATAATCGGTTTGCATAAGCGCGTTAGCTATGTACTGTCCGTTTCCGGCTGTTTCTATCCATTCTAATATTTTTGCATTTGTTACATCGTAACTACCTTCTGCATTTTCAATTATACCGTTTACTTTTCCACCTAGCGCGTTTACTTCTCTTACCAAAGTGGCCCACGTGTAACCAACACCATCATAATGAGCTTCATCTTTAAAAGATTCCCACTCATCTATTATGTCATCTAGATCGGTTTTTATTTCTTCTTCTAGAGCTTGATGCAATCCAGAAAGATCTTGTTTAATATCTTCAATGTCCTATCTGACCTCAGAATCATCATAACTAGTACCGCCGCCTTCGCCTGTAGGACCTTGTGGTCCAGCGGGACCACGTTCTCCCTATGGACCTTGATCACCTTTCTCGCCTTTAGCTCCATTATACACATCAAAACTACCAAGGTTTATACCTCTAGATTGAAACGTAACAGTCGTCTTTTCTGCCGTCGGAACCGTAGTCATCTTTGTTATAGAGTAACCATCATCACCTTTGTCTCCTTTAGGGCCTTGTATACCCTAATCGCCTTGATCGCCCTTGGGGCCTTTTAGATTTGGATAATCTATGGACGAGATACATCTGTTTATTACAGCAAGAAGTATGTTTGCAAAATCTTGTGTAGGATGTGCTAAACTTGTATTTATAGCTGTATTAATCTTTTCTATTACAGTTGGATCTGAAAACAAAGTATTTATATCGACATCAAGCTTATTATTTTCTATTGTAAGCGTATCACCAACAATAGACTCAATGGCTCGTTTGATATCTTCAACACTCATATTACCAAAACGAACTGGCTCACCATTGCCGTTGACACCTTTATATATTGCTTTTTGTTCCTGCACAAACACTATTGTTGATGGAGAAACTAAGCCGGTGTCTAACTTTTCTCTATATTCGTCATATGTGTTGGCGAAATAGAATATAGTGTTTACGTTATTCATATCAACTGTTCAATTTACTTTCTAATTCAGCAACTTTAGCTTTAAGTTCTACAACCTCTTTTGCAAGATTAATTACAGCAGCCATTGCAGCACCCTGATAATCCAACATTAGCTTTTCATTACTATCTGTAGATACGGTTTCTGGAAGCACTTCTTGCCAATATTGAGCAATAGTACCTACGTGAACATTCTGATCTTTTTCGTTATCTTTCCAAGTATACTTGATTGCCGGAGCATCTGCAATCTACTCTGCCGATAGTTCTACATCTGCTACTTTATCTTTAAGGGTTTCATCTGAATTTTGGGTAAAATTATTAGCGTGACAATCTCCGTAAATATCTACAGCATTATCAAAATTGTAATAATCCGCTCCGTTAAAGCTTAATAATTCATATCCTTGTCCTTGTGGCCCAGGTGTCGTATAACCATAGATTTTCGCATCTCCAAATGTTATACCAATCGTATTAGCAGATCCATAAGGCATTGATATAGCACTATTCATATAAATAGGGCCTGAAACGTGGAACTCAGAACCATCGATGTCGCTTGTGATGTAGCATTTTACAACCTGATTGCCGTTATAAAGGAATCCCAAACCATTACCATCTATCACTGTCTAGTAGTCGTTATCCGTAATCGTACCGCCTGTCAACGGCAGATAATTACCAGTAGCATATCCTTGTTGCTATACCCAATTCTGTGTAGCATAACCATAATTGCTATGGCAACCCCAAGAATATGCAGTATCACCGTTATTAATCTTATTTATATAATCGGAAGCGATACTAATAGTACCAGAACCAGTAATTGTACCTCCAGTTAAACCTGTACCAGTAGCCACTGATGTAACAGTTCCACCACTAGAACTTCCGCTACCTGTTATCTCTGACAGGGCTTTTACACCACCGCCGGCAAGAAGTACATAGCTATCGTTATAATTACGATTTACAAACTGATTTGCGGTAACGCCGGAACCCTGTATTACAGTGGCATTCGCATCGTTAAATGAAGATTCTAATCCCCAAGGTGTAGAATTTACAGCAACTAGTTTCTGTGCATATATATCTCCATGCCAACCCATTCCTATATGGCTCAGAGCGCCGACGGCATTTGAATTTACAAAACCATTTAACCATCCATCACATCCCAAATGAAAGTTAGACGGATCGTCACCCCAGTTATATAAACTTAAGTTAGAAGTGTGGCTTCCGAATAATCCTCCAAATATACCAAAACCGCCTCCGTTGGTAATATTTGGTGTGTAATCTGCTGAATATCCGCCAAATATTCTGCCATTTCCATCTTGGAATGTAAACGAACCACATCCCAATGCAGATTGTTTTGTTCTTTCTGTATTCCATACCTAAAGATACGCGTCCGTTCCTGCGTATGGAGTTCCGTCTGAATTATAATCTGCATAATCCATCTGAAACAAACCGTCTAAGAAGTGAACTCTATGCCTATTGGTTTCTCCGTTAATATCTGCCATTACCACTCCCGCAGCTGTTCTTACATATAGAGAATCAGAATCAATATTTAAGTTATCTGCAAGGATTTGCATTTGTGTAGAATCGTTTACAAGTTTTCCTACAATCTGACTAATATTAAGTCTATCTGCACTGAGTGTACCAGATGTAATATTATCTGCGCTCAAAGAAGCAACACTTATTTTAGCTGCTACAAGATCATCAATGCCTGTTACTTGACTAGATGCTATTTGTACACCACCGATATTAATCTTATCTGCGCTAATCTTTACATCACTTTCTCCGCTACTATTAATAGAGGCTATTACAGAAGCTTTCTTTACAACAGATCCATCTAAATTAGTAATTGATGATTGTAACCCAGATATTGCGGTATTGTATGTACTTTGTAATACAAGATCACTAGTAGCTGTAGACAAAGCGGACGGAGTAACAAATTTTGCAGATAGTGCTGTTACTGCTTGAGTACTATCAGCTAATTTACTAGCTATAGATTCAGCACTAACTCCATCGTTGCCTATGAACGATGCAAAACCCTCAATCAGCGTTTTCTTTCCATCTACGTATGTAATTGTATCAGCAATTGTTGCATCTTTACCTGTTCTATATGCAAGATATTGCTCCCAAGTAGATTGTCCAAAACTTTGTGCAATACTTTCTTTCGCAGAAGAAACAATGGCATCACCGTCTACAGTAGTAGCAAACGCTTGTTTCATTTCATTCCAAACTCCGCTATCGTTGGCTAATATATTTTTTATAGAAGATGCAGTTACTGTATTGGTGTTGTGATCTACAATAGCTATCATCTTCGAATCGAGATTGGTAACGTTGCGGTCTATCGTAGAAATGTTGCGCGCATTTCTGCCAACATCTTCAGAAACACCTCGCAAGTCTTCTATAATATCATCAATTCTCCCTTGAATATCAGTATCATCGTAGGCAACAACTGATGTATCTCCTTTGTCACCCTTGTCGCCTTTATCACCCTTATCTCCTTTAGCTCCTTTGAAAGAACCATTGTTAAGATAAGATTGCAGTAGCTGTGTTATATATTGCCTCATATCTTCTTGGGCAATAGTATACTTTGCACCGTTTTTGTATATCAAGCCTTGTCTTTGAGCAAACACAATGGTTTTTGGTGATATCGTACCATTCTGCACTTGTTCTTGATACGCGTCGAATTCCATCGACTCTGGAAAATAAAATATAGTGTTTATCATGTTATAACTGTTTAATTACCTAGGTATTTCGTATCTTCCTATTATACCACCACCTTTAACTCTACCTGCATCTACTTGCTCTGCTTTAGCTTGCTTCATTGCTATGTCTAACGACTTAACGATATTACCTACATCCTTTAATATACGCGTAACCTTAATGGCTGTATCAATATCCATGCTACCTTGTGAGTAATCGTTCAAAGCAGCTATAAGTCCTTCTGCTGCAGTTTGTGAGGCCGATAGCAGCCTAGTTCCTGGTGTTTCTTGAAACTCTAAGAACCGCTTAGCTAACTCCTTCACATCTTCTGTGGGTATATATTTTTCATCTCCGAATATGTCTTTAGCTACAGTCTAAGCCCGTGTCTCTAACGGATATGCTTCATATGGGGTATTCCACTTGTGTAGCCATATTACATATTCTATCTCCTTCAATGCTGAGGACTTGTCTTTTGCTTTGTTGTAGTGCTCCTTAAAAGGAGGTATGGCTAAGTCCTCAGTATTGAGAGAAATTTTATCGCCTTTTATATCAAACATAATGTTAAATATATGATCTCAGTATCTTCTCAAGCATCTTGTACATTTGATGTACTAAATGACCTATTAGATATGCAGCTGTTTCAGTATCTTCTTCTATGCCGTAGTATTCGCATATATGAGATTGTACATGTTTAGCTTCATGAATAGTAGTATTAACAAACTATCCTACATTATCAGCTTCTCCGATACAAACAATACTCATCTTATATTCTGTATTGCTGAATGTAAACCCAGTATTCTTTCTCCGTAAAGCTTTAAATGCTTTTCTTATACTACTAATAGGACAGTCTAGCTATTCTAACGAATCAGCTACTTCTACAAAATC